AGTGAACCAATCATTTGCCCGATATTGAGGTATTTATCCACAACAAAGGAGAATGGCGTCACCTGGTAGAGGATCTGGGGTATATTGATTAACCCCAGACGATTCGCCAAGGCGACATTACTGTTACTGATACTGACCTTTGCACCTGTACTAGAGCGGTACTTCATGTACCAATCGGCGTACTGCTCTTTTCTCCAATAGTAGGGAGGCGTTGCAGCCTCAAAACCACTGGTGTTAGAGTAGAACGCGCGATGCTTAGCTTCGTACAGGTGTGAGGCCCGGACGTAGATGGGTACGATAGGATCAACGAGGGTTTCAAGCCCGTTGTAGATATCCTCGACCATCGGTCTCCAACCCCATGAGTACTCGAGGTAGAGATTTGAGGTAACGGCGAAAGGGTCTCGCCACTCGGGAGGTTTGTTAGGCCTCTTCTGTGGTCCAACCGGATGCCAATCCCTCAGTGCGATATGCCAAGCTTTACCGAGGTCACGCTTGACTAAAGCACGGGAGAAGTCGAACAACTGCATGGTCCGGTTAAGGATCATTTTTCTAGCAGACTGTTGCTCACCTAGGGTGACACCGAGCGACGCGTTTTGTGCGCGCAGCTTACCGATGAACTTCGCGTAAGTCGTGTTATCTGTCGCGGCGTGGACGTTATTAGTCCACATCCAGTCCGTCATCTGACCGGAGTTGAACAAGATAAACTTGTTCTTCGACAGTACCATCTTACTAGCCCTATCATCAAAAGATAACAGGAGGTTATACGGCTTTTTCTGACGATACGACGCCTTTCGGGTGTATGTCGGAGAAAGTTGATCTCCCGTAACAGTTATGAAGGGTCCAGTAATTGGTAACACGGTGTTTCCTTTCTGAAGGGAATTAAGGGGGTGGTGGGCTAAGAACCACAGTCCGAGACGGACTTTTAAGCAATTATCCCCAACTATGGAGGTCGATAAAGTCTTCGACTTCTAAGGGTCATGAACCCTGATGCCACGCATGTACGTGTGTTTGAAGCTGAAAGCTTTCAAGCGCAGCTAAGATACCAGTACTGGCATCGAATCTTGCGATCA